GGGATGATTTGATGCCGATTCCAGCGCCTATCGTTAAGCCAATATACCCGTCAGTCCCTAGTTATACCGGCATACCGCCGGTTTTGCGTCAAGTTCTGCCTGTCGTTGTTACCGTAGCCGCGCCCATTATTTCCGATTTTCTTAACCTATTTCAACCGATATGGGGCGTTTTCGACGATCAAAATAAGCAGGTATTAACGCCTGATAATATTACCGGTTTGGATTTTATCAATAATTTTAATATCTCATCGTACCCAGTCGAAAAAGGCGCGTTTGCCAATTACAACAAAGTCAACAATCCGATGATTGTTAGCGTTCGCGTTAGCAAGGGCGGCACAGAGGTTGATCGGGCGACTCTTTTAGTTGAAATAGATGCGCTGGCGAAAAGCCTAAAAACTTTTATGGTAGTGACACCGGAGCGCACTTATCCGAATATGAATTTGGAACAGTATGACTATTACCGTGAAAACAAGGACGGCGTTGGCTTATTGATCGTTAATTGCCGGTTTGTAGAAATTCGGTTAACGAAGTCCGAACCGGTGACAGCATCAGAGCAGCAAGGAAAGTCTCCGACATCAGCACCTAAAACAAATACCGGACAGGTGCAATCTTCAACGTATTACAAAGATGTCGATATTACACGGATAAAGTAATGATTCTAAATATCCCTATTAAAAACACGCCGAATCAAACTTTAAAAGTTGTGCTTGGAGGCCAGTATTGCCGAATCGACTTGACGACATTAACGACAGGTCTTTATATGGATTTATTTGTTGATGACAATCCGATTATACAAGGCGCTATTTGCTTATTTGATACATACATAGTACGGCAGGCCTATTTAGGGTTTATTGGTGATTTATTTTTCATTGATACACAGGGAAACGATAACCCGGAATATTCTGGATTAGGCACGAGGTTCTTTCTTTTTTATGTTAGCCCGTAGAACTTTAGAGGTGACAATTACCTTAGCCAAAGGGCAATTTAGCTAGGAACAAGGCGACAGCATCACATTGAAAGGCGCTCGCATTCGTGCGCACATTGTCAGCATCAACGGTGAATTTCAGTCAGAATCACATGTGATTATTTACGGATTGCCGCTATCGACTATCAATCAATTAACAACGATCGGTGTGGTTCAGCAACAAATACGGTTTAAAAACACCTTGCAAATAGCGGCTGGAATTGAAGGCGATGCGTTGACAACCATTTACAAGGGCATCATTGCACAGGCCTACGGTGAGTTTTCATCGGCTCCCGATGTCGGCCTGGTGATTATCGGATTTACGGCGGCAGGGGCGCAGGTCAAACCAGTCGGAGCAACGTCTTACCGGGGGTCTGTAGCGGTATCTCAAATTATGGCCGACTTTGCCAAGGATGCCGGTTTTACCTTGTCTGATGCCGGCGTTAAAACAGTTTTATCGAATCCTTATTTTTCAGGCACGACACTGGATAAAATAAAACAATGCGCGAAGGCCGCTGGCATAGACGCTTTTATTTACAATGATGTTTTATCGATTTATCCAAAAAACACCTATTCCAAGAATGACGCTATCGAATTATCGCCGTCGACCGGACTTATTGGTTATCCGCGTTTTTCATCTTATGGCGTGGTGGTTCAAAGTATTTTTAATCCGGGTGCGTTTACCGGCGGGAAGCTCACTATTAAAGACAGCGAACTATCATCAGCTAACGGGGATTGGCGTATATTAACCGTAGTTCACGACCTTGAAAGCCAAGTTCCTAACGGCGTTTGGCAGACCACAATTGAAACATCGGGGTTTTATGTCTGAAGTCAAAGCGGGTTATCAATCCAATGAACTGGCCGAATCATCAGCCAGCGACTTGAGCGCCAATGAATTTTTAGTGCGGCAAATGTTGAGTAAAACCAATACAGCTACGCTGGTTAAAATTGTCGCCGTGACGAATAAAGACGAAGTATTGCCGGTTGGTTTTGTCGATGTGGTGCCATTGGTGAACCAGCTGGACGGCTATGGCAATGCCATACCACACGGGATCATTCACCATTTGCCTTATGCCAGGATTCAGGGAGGCACCAATGCTTTTATCATGGACCCCAAGGTTGGCGATATCGGTATAGCCGTTTTTGCTCAGCAAGATATTTCCAGTGTCAAAACCAATAAAAAACAATCTAATCCAGGGTCACATCGGCGCAATGACTATGCGGATGGTCTTTATATAGGTGGGTTTTTAAACGGAACTCCCGTTCAATACGTACGGTTTACCGATGACGGCATTATTATTTTATCACCCAAGGAAATCACGGTGACAGCGCCTAATGTGACGGTGAACGCTTCCGATCAGGTCACGGTTAATTCGCCTACGGCTGTTTGTTCAGGCGATGTCATTGCATCAGGGATAAGCCTGGTTCATCATGTGCATGGCGGCGTTGAGCCGGGCGGAGGCAACACAGGGCAACCGGTATGAATACCTTATTATTAGACACTGAAACATGGGATTTAATCCTGGATGCCAGCGGCAACATTGCCAAGGCATCTAACCCTTACGCAATCGCTCAAGACGTTGCCAGCGCGATTAAATTATTCAAGGGCGAGCTGTGGTACAATACCAACAATGGTGTCCCGCATTTTCAGGAAATACTAGGTCAATACCCGCCGCAGTCATTGATTAAGCAGCGGCTTATTGAAGCAGCGTTAACAGTGCCGGAAGTGGTCGAGGCCAGGGTCATTAATTTGAACTTGATTGATAGAAAATTGACTGGTGATGTTGAAGTGATTGATTTAACAGGTCAAATTAATAGGGTTAGCTTCTAATGGCAAATACCAATGTGCCGGAATTACAATTTACTGATACCGGTGTTTCGGTTCCGGAAGAACTGGATATATTGGCCGGAGTTATTGAAGATAATAATTCGGCGTTCGGCGGTAATTTAAACCCGGCGCTTGAAACGCCGCAAGGCCAGTTAGCGACAACTTTATCTTCAAT